GTGGACCCAAAGTAATTACGGAAAAGAGCTACTGCTTTTTTATCGACCGGTAAAAAGTTGTCGATGTATTTAATGTACCCCAACCAAAATTCCTTCACGACGTGATAATCATAAGCTGATTCATCCAAAGGCATGAAACGGTGTTTTCTAGTACGCATCATTGAAACAAGGTTCAACTTATCCTGTACACTCACCGTGTCTTTATAAGAAGCACCAGTATTAACAATAAAAGCAGACTCAACATACTTCAGATAGGCTGCTAAAATGTATTGTCCGAGCGGGACATTGGCTATAAGCCTGCGTTTATACCCCCTCTCATCTGGTTTCAAGAATACACCAATTTCAGGATTGTACGTCCCGGTGTTGAAGTATCCTTCCGAAACATACCTATCCTCTGGGCCAAATACGCACTCCAACAGCTCTTTGTCGCTCAAACTAACTGCTGCTCCAAACTTTGTCTTCTCTAGTTCTCCATCCACTTCAAGCTTACTATATCTAGTGGCACCATTGGTCACCCACAACCATCTAGAAAGTGTATACTCTCTCAGCGTCAATAAAGCAACTGGCCTTCGTGTAGCAAATTCCTCGAACACAGCCACCAACTTCTCGTACCACCAGTCAGGCGTTGTCAAATTGTCGACCTTCTCTGTTAGCCACGCTCTCGGGTCGTCTGACAATTCTCTATCAGCCATCTTCGGATAACCTGATATTGTGACTATGTCTATGAAATTGTGCCATCTAAAGCGCAACTTTTCGTTGTGAATATAGAGAAACGTTTTCAGATCAGACAGCATCGGGACGACCTTATTAGTCGGTCTATCCAACATACGCATCAGAGCACTCCCCACATAACCTATTCTGTCGAAAAACCACTGCAGAATTTGCTGTGGTGTCTCTAAAAACCGGAGCGAACGTCTAACCCCCCCCCAAGTCTCAGACCAAATCGCTTCTGGCAATGTATCTTTAGCGTCGGTCTTTGCATAGAGGTCATAAATTATATTATCTAACAAAGATGACCAACCATGTTGATTAAGTTGATCGAATTTATCATAGGAGCCAGACCAGGAATATTTTGACTGGCCGTTGTCAAAAATACCTGCTCCCATGTCAACACTTTTATTATGCAATTTATAAAAAGGAGATGTGTTTATTATGCTATAGAAATGAATTTTTCTTCCTCTGTGTGACAACTTTCTCATAATCGTCAACTATGTACGAAGCAGCCTTCTTGACCCTTGGTGCCACAGACCCTGCTTGCAATTTGGTCGTTGTCACTACTGACGAAGAACCGTTCATAACCACTATGTATAGTGGAAACATTGCGGGCAAGCAGTTTACCAGCGCAGCAGCCGCCTGGGGTGATAGAATCAAAGACTCATATGCCGGAGCTATTATATCAGAACTTGTGTAATACGACGGAGGCAATTTTGCAATTGTAAAGGGTGTGTTCTTCTTAACTGCATCTGCCGGTGCTGGATTTGGCCCGGCGACATATGCTGTATCAATAACATTAGCTGATATTTGTTCGTACGGTATGACATCCGACACTTCGAAAGGCACCCACATGTACTTTGCATCCGCATAGAAAGCTCGATCTTCATACGCGACAGGTATACTATCTATATTCAGATTGGCCAAAATAAAACGCAAGTTTCCAGGAGGCACTCTATCATTGTAGACATCATTACTCATGTAAACAAAACCCTCCAAATATTGTGCATACTGACACAAAGTCGATACTTGGACAGCCGTGTTAATCACTTGCCTTCTGATATCATAATTGGTTCCAGAATAGTCCCTATCGGGTGTTAGTTGATAATTATTAATATTTGCCATCACCCAAAAAGAATAGTAGTTAAAGCGTGGCATTAAAACATTGCCATCTAATTGCGTTCGAGCATCGTCAGCGTTCCCGGTAACCCTTTTATATGTTACAGTGTTCACCACAACGTCGTCACTCTTATAAGTCGATGCCCTCGTGTTCTTACAGTTAAACCTATTAATTTCAGACGTTGTCGCAATCGAGTAGGATATTGGGTTCAACAACGCCATGCGATACACTATCAAATCCAGCTCGATTTTGTTGTAAAACGTATTGACCCATACTGACAATTGCCTCGACACAACAGCCCTAACTGTCGGATCACTCGAAGCACAAAAAACTGTGTCAAGATTGTTCAAAACAAATACATCATTTGTGACTAAATTGTCAAGATCAACCCAAACCACGTTGTTCGCGGAGTGAAAAAATGAATTGTAAACATTTACTTCCTGAAACGTCGTAAAAACGTTCTGCGGCAGCGGCCAGCACCTAGGCTTAATTGTTCTTGTACCATCAGTGATATCATTCATTGGTGTTATTTGTGAATGGTATGGCAGATATAACCAATTATCATCCCTAGCCAATGGTACTCCATTTATCTGCGTCGATGAATTTAGGAAGTCCAAATAATCTTTCAGTTTAATCCTCGAAACTGATTGAGTTCCCCCCATTGACGTACCCACACTCGTCAAACCATACACAGCACGTAAAGATGCCACAATTGACAACGCATGTACCCCCGCCCCTGTGTTATCATTCATAAGTATTCTATCATCATCTATTCCATGCATCGCTGCCATTACGGCAGCATTTTGTAAGTCCGAACTGTTCGTCAAATTCCTTATTTGTTGCGACCCTCCATCCGTTTTGAACTGCGAATATTGTTGTAGATACGATAAATACCTTGGATCTGTTGATCTATCTATTTTCATGTCAACGAAAGACTTGACCACAAAATACCAACGTGTATCAGACACCCTATTCCTACCGATCGAAAATGTTATTGGAGCGCCCTCTCTAACACGAACTGTTGTAGACGTTGGGATCCCAGTTTCTCTTACTTTGTCGATCTCTCGCGAAAAGTCACCTCTTCCATCTGGTATGGAATCGACACTTTCCGGGAAAATGAGATCTATTAATGTTTTAATTTGTGAAATACCCTCTGCTACTTGTTTGTATGTAGCGTAGGCATTCGATATGGCTGCAACAGCCCCTATCACTGTTTTGTTGCCGCTGTGATCTGCGACCGTACTTAATATTTGTAGTGCTTCTTCGGTAATTCAACGATTTTTAAAGATGGGTAAGGCCTGAATTAAGGTCTGTTAACCATCCCACCAATGTCATGCGGGGAACGCCGACTGGTGACCGTCTTTGGGACGACTTTCTGACACCGTATTGTTTCACCCCTTGCGAGACTAAGTCTGGCCCAGATGTCAGTTTTCTCCGATTGCCAATCAGACTGGGTTGTCCAATCCCAGGTTCCGTTCCTACGTAGGGGCTCAGCCATCGTCGTTTCTCAAGAAAATCCGTCTTCCCTTCTCCCATCTCCTCTCCCTCATGTGACAGTCCACGGCGCACCATCGCTACTCAAACCCATTTCAGAGTATAAGCTCATGCTACCTCAGCAGAATAATCTTAGCAGCGGGCTCGGGACGTTCCTGCCCAATTGTGGCGGATTGATGTTGTCTTGAGAGTCATCTTCTCGTTTACGATTAGACACTGTCGCAGTCAAACTCGGAAGTTGTGTGTTGAAGCCTTTCCAACCAAGGCTGGGTTTCCTTCTATCAG